GAAGAGAATAGGATATAAAGATTGGAGTAAAAAAGAATATGAAAAAAATTAGAAGTAATAAATATAATCTATTAAATTATTTTATCTATCCAGAAGAAAGACTGAGCAAGTCCTATGTAAAATATGCTAAGAAATTTTTGGAGAACTTAGGAGAAAATAAAAGTATACAATCAAGTCCTATAGGAAAAACTTATAATAGATATAAGTAGATTTAATATAATTTTTAAAGTAATATGAATATATGATAAAGAATAATAAAATTAAAATACTTCTGAGGATATTTTTAGAAACACCTTTAAAGATATTTATTTTATTATTCTTATCATATGTTAAAACAATATCAAGCATTGTAAAAGTCCCTGCAATATCTAAATATGTTAGTGATATATATAAGCTAACCTCTATATTTCACTTCAGGTCAATGCTTGATATTGTTTTAACATTTTTTAATAACATTAATAAAGAGGTGAAAAAATGCAGATTAAAGATTTAAAAAAGAATGATATCATTTTAAGTAAACAGTTAGGAACACCTATAAGAGGTAGACTAGCGGAGAGTCCTAAACAAGGTAGAGGAATTAAAAAAGTAATTCTTATCTATGCTTATGGTGAAGAGGTAGGTATGTTTAATGAATACGGAAGTATACCTATAACCGATATAATAGCAGTCTATAGAGAGAAGGGTTGGATTAACATAAATAGAGAGGTGATATAATGAAAGTTAAAGACTTATTAAAGTTTGAGGTACAAGCTCATAAAAAGAAACTACCTAGAGATATTAGGCATTTAATTTTTATAGATGATAAAGACCTAGAAAAACATTTAATACATTACATTAGAACAAATAAGAAACTAAAAAGAAAATTAGAGGAGGCAACCGCATTAAAACTTTGCGTTAGCTATGTATCTAAAGTAGTTAGTAAGGTGTTATAATGGAAATATGGAAAGAAATAAAAGACTGTCAAGGTTACTATGCAAGTAATCTTGGCAGATTTAAAAGTCCTAGAAAAATATTAAAATTAAGTCCTGATAGTAGAGGATATGCAAGAGTAGGAATGAAAGGTAAAACTTGGAGATGCCATAGAATCATAGCTCAATTATTTATATCTAATCCAGAAAATAAACCTGAAGTAAATCATAAGAACGGAGATAAAATGGATTGCTCATTAGATAATTTAGAATGGACTACAACAAAAGAAAATAGAGAGCATTTTTGGAGGGAGTTAAGTGACATACCTAAACAAAAACATAAACAAGCTATGGTAAAATTAGGAGAAAAATTTAAAGAGTCAGAAAGATTTAAAGGTGCTAATAATCCTATGGCAGTAGGTAAGCATAAAATATATTTTGAATCAGGACATACTATAGTGGTTGATAACTTAGCAAGGTGGTGTAAGGAAACTGGATATGATTCAGGTCAAGTACATCATGTCAAAAATAAAGGCTACTATTCTAAAAGTTTAGGAAGGTTTAAAAATATTACGAGGTGTAAAGATATTATAAAAGTAGAATTAGTTAATGAACAATAAGAACACCTCGACCTATTTTGCTAGTTATAGGTTAAAGAAACTAGCAGTAGCATTTATAAAGGTAGAGTTTTTACCCTCCCTTATTACTCTACCTCTATAAGTGCTATGTGTAATAATAGCGGATATTTAATAGAATGGGCGATAGCGATACAAACTGATTATAAAGAAAAGAAAATAAGTTATGATAAAGCTATTGATTTATTAATAAAGATAGGTTATAACACAATTAATAGTAAAGAATTTTTAGGAGATAATATGAAAGAATTTGATTTTTATTTTACTGTACCTTGTAGTTTTAGTTATGTAATAAAAGCTAAGAGTGAGAAAGAGGCAAGAAAGAAATTATTAACTGGAGATTACGAAGGTGATTTAGATTTAAACGAAAGTAATTATAATAATGCTACACTAGATGAGGTAAGATGAGTAATATACACAATGAAAATTTAAAAGAAAATAAAATGCATAATGTTATAGAAGAACTTGAAAAAAAGTTTACAATCAAAGACTTAAATACAATACTTAATCATATTACTTTCTGGTTGTATAAAAATATTAATGATAAATATACTGATGAATTTGTTCAAGTAGATAATGTGGCATTACTTAGGAGTATAAAAGAATTGAAAGATAATATAGTAAATAAAAAGTTTGAAAGATATATTAGGAAAGACCCTGATTGGTGGCATGGAGGTAGCGATTAATGAAGACAAGTTGGCAAGATAAAAGAATACATAGGCTTAATAAAAAGTTATATGAATTTAGGAAAGATTTTGGAGAGCTTACAATACCACTAGATGAAACAGTATATTTTGATGAGTACCAAAAGATATTAGATTCAAAAGCAGAAACGGAAGAAGAATATTTACATAACAAGGAGAATAAAATTGATATCTGAAACAATAAAAATGAAAGAAAGTTTAGAAAAAGTAACAAACATAAGTTTAGAAATATCTAAAAAATTAGGAGAAATAGAACAAGCTATTGTTTTACTTAGGAGTAAAGAGCAACAGTTAAATCTTGCCATACAAAAGTTATTAGATGATAGAATAAAAGAACTTCAGGAGTTTAACAAGTATGCTAGAGATGAAGAAGAAAAAGATAGATACTGTAATGAACAACAAGATTTATTTAATGAAAGTAGGAGTGCATAGTGCAGATAGATAAACTAACTGATAAAGAACAATTAATACTAGATTTTTTAAAAGATAACAAGGTAGATATATCAGAAGTTATAGATGTTATTATTAAAGCAAATGGATTTGTAGGAGTGGGGTTAGTAACTTTAGAGGAGTATGTAGTAAAAGCTATAAAGAAACATCACAAATACGAATCACTAGATAAAATAATGAATGGTTAATATGGTATTAAGTTTAAGAGATAGATTGATATACAATATAAAGGATAATGTAATGAAGTTAAGACAAGTACAAAAAACTAAACTTGAATCTATACTAGATGATATAGAGGAGAAGTTAGAGGAGATGCAGACTGAAGAGTATCAGCTAAACACAGAGGACTATGATTTAAATAAAGATTTATTTAAGTTACTGCGACTAATTGATATGGCAAGGAAGGAGTTAAATAAGTGAAGTTAACAAAAGAACAAATAGATAAAATAAAACAAACTGTATTAGACCTTGAAAGGAAGATAGAAGAAATGGAACAACAAGATTATATTACCTTTGATTTAGGTAAAGACCTACAGAATCTTTCTTATATGGTTGATGTATTATCAGTAAATTTATTTTGTAAAGAGAGGAGTTAAAGAAATGAATATCATTACAGAAAGTGTTAATGAAATACAAAATATTTATCAAAGAGTAATAGGAAAGATTGAAGATAAAAAAGAAAAAGAAATAATACATTGTTTATTTCAAGATTTATCAGACAAGCTACTTGACAATATAAAAGAAGAGGAATTAAAAAAGAAATGAGTAAAAGATATACGTCAACAATAAATATAACGTGGGAAGGTAATATGCTTGATGCAAAAAACATAGAAGAATATATTAAAAAATTAAAACAGTTTGTTTTTGAAGAGTTTAATATTCATCTTAATGATACTAATATAAATAATATAAAAGAAATACCTTTTACTAAGTTATCAAAAATGTTTAAAGAGGAGTTAAAGAAATGAGTTTACTATGGTTTTTTATGGGCGGAGTATTTATTCTGTCAGGTATTAGCATTATATCTGGTAACGAATCAGACATTGCCATAATATTTGGTGCAGTAAGTTTAATGTTAGGAGGGTATATGTTATACCTAGGAGGAACTGATAAAGATGTTGAATAAAAGAGTTAAAGTGATAGGACAAGAGATATATGGTAAAGTAATTCGTGAACACCCTACTGAGGTAGTAATAGAAGATGAAGATTTACCAACAGAAGATAATGAATTATGTTTTAAAAAATCAGAAGTGGAGGTTATAGATGAATAAAAATTTAACGCCAAAAGAACATTGGGAGTTACATCAAGGACTATGGAGAATGCTAGGTTGTGATATGCAATTAAAAAATAAAAATAGAAATACTGTTGTGTATGTTGATAGAAAAACTGATAGGTATTATTCTTACTCATCAACATCAGGAAGTATTTATTTAGGAAATTCATTAGGATATTTAAAGGAGAAAAGAAATGCCAAAGAAACCAATTAAAGTAAAAAAGAAACCTAAGGATAGATTAATTTATATCTATGGAGATGAGATGAATGAGGTATGGGAACACTTTAATATGACTGTAAGAGATGATGATGATAGGATTGTATTAAAGTTTGTTAGGTTTGAATCAAGAGATTTTTACAGAAAGTAAAGATTAGATATGCCTAAGTTTACATTATATGCTAAGAAAGTTTACTACTATCGCAAGGAGATTAATGCCAGAGATAGAAAGACCGCAGAAAAGAGAGGCGACCAGTATGAATCAGAGAGATTATTTATTCCTACTGGTGAAGAATTTTATATAACCAGTATAGAGGAGAATGAAGATGAAGGTTAAAGAGTTTATAAAAAAATTAAAACTTTGTGACCCTGATAGTCCGGTACAGTTTTATTTTCTAAACAATTATAATTTAAATAATTGTAAATTAGAAACTGTAATAGAAGCTGACGGTCAAACTGAAATAACAATAGAGGAGAATAAAAATGCCGAAGAGTAAAACAAAACTAAAAGTAGTTAAGTTAGATGACAAAAGACCACTAGGAGATGATGAGCAGATTAATTTAGTAAGAGATAAAGTATTAGATTTATTTGATGAGATACAAGAAAAAGTAACCATACCTAATACTATTATTGCTATGCAAGTATTAGTTACAGACTTAGCATTTGATACTGCACCAAGCAACACAGTAGCATCAAGTATGTTACTAGATATTATTAACCATAGGTTAAGACACGAAGTAGAAAAGGAGTATGAAGATGAGTAAATATACATACATTGTAGAGGAATGGTCTACTGATACAAGAAAATATAGAGTCGAATCAGATAAAAAACTTTTACTAGATGAAGTTATAGAAGTAGTAGGAGAGGCAGAAGTAAACGAGGAGTATGTACATGCAGAGGTTGATGAAATATATAGCGGTAAGATAAAAGCTGAAGTTACTTTTGCCGGAACAAGAATAGGAAATGATATTCAATGGGACATAATAGCCGGAAGAGAGGACTTAGCAGATGAAAGTTAGATACAATAGATTCTACTATAAACCTTTACCTGAAGAAGTATATATACGTGAAAGCGATATAGAAGGGCATGGTATATTTGCATCACAAGATTTAGATGCAGAGGTAGATTTAGGAAGTACACATATTAAAGTACCCATGATACAAGATTATATTAGAACACCATTAGGAGGATTTTTGAATCATGGAGATGACCCTAACTGTTATTTAGAGGTGACACAAGAATGGGATAACTATATAGTTTACAATGTGTTTACTTCTAGGAAGATAAAAAAAGATGAAGAATTAATATTAAATTATGAGGTATAAAGATGATTAAATATATTATATACACACAAAAGAACTGCATCTATTGTGCAGAGGCAAAGTCTTTACTAGATGAAGCCGGCGAAACATACGAAGAAAGAGAACTAGATACTGCGGAGAAAGTTAGGAGATTTAAAAAAGCCGGACATAAAACTGTGCCACAAATCTTTCTACACATAGGAGGATTCCACGAACTAGAGGAGTTTTTCTTTGGAGATGATGTAGGGTTTAAACCGGATATAAAGCTTGTGGAGAAGACTAAACCTACTGGTAAGGTGATACCTTTCAAAGGAAAGATAGGTGCTATATCAGGAGATAAAGATGAATAAAAAAATTAAATGTCAAAGATGTAAAAAAAATGAAGGTTACCCAGAAGATATGACAAACAGAGCATGTAATCTTTTATTATGTGATGATTGCTACACAGAGATAAGATATTTACTAGCAGATTATTTAGGTATACATATACAAGAGATTAAAATATGAGTAAATTAAATTATAAAGAAATAAAGAAACGAATAGATGCTATTGAAGATAGGTATTACAAAGGTTGGAAACAGTCTGAAGAATGGTGGAGAGTTACTGGAGAGGTACACCCTACAGATAGAAGATTATGGACTTATTATCATAACTTATTGAATAGTTGCACAGAATGATTATGTATGATATAATGGCTATAGGAATACTATGAATAAAATAAAGCCTATAGTTAGAGTACCAAATATTGTGGCAAAAAATTTACTTGACACAAGATATAGGCAAAGGATTGTCAAAAGCAAAAAGAAGTATGACAGAAAGAGAGATAAAAATGTTCATAATAACACATCATAGATTTGATTTTGGTAAATGGAACAAGAAATGTAAATGGACAGAATCATTTCCCATTGACCAGTTAGTTGATAATAAAAATAAATTATTAAAATTTAAAACAGAAGAGGAGGCACTAGAAGAATTAGTGGAGTGGGGAGTTGATATAAACTTCGCTATGGATAATGGTGTCACTATAGAAAGAATACACTAATGACGGAAATATATATACTATATTATTTTTTAGGAGGCATAGTAGTAGGAATGTTTATCGTACTATTAGCATATATATTAACCAGGAGATAGGAGAAAAAAATGTATGACCCAGTAGTAATAAATATATTAGAAAAAAATGTAAGAGATTTACAACAACAATTAAGAACTGCTTATGTTAAAATAAAACAATTAAATGATGAGAACTATAAATTGCGTAGAGAGTTAGGAGTAAAAAAAGATAATGGAAAAAGTGTTACAAATAACTCTGATGGTGTTTGGTTAGGAGATGCAGAGATGCCAGATGCAGAACATTTAAAAGATGAGTAGTGATAGAGAAAGAAGATTAAGAGCCACTGGTCGGTGGTTTCAAAAACCCAAGAAAATTAAATTTTTATGGATTAATAATATGTTTCCCTTATTATTAATTGTAAGTTTATTTTTTTTATTGTATAATAGTTAGGAGAAAACAATGAGTAATCTTTGGGATAAAGATGAGAAAAGACTCTACAGAAAGTTATTTAAGGAGTATAAAAAAGAAGGTTGCTCTAATGAAGAAGCCAGAATGTATGCGAAATTGGATTGTAAAAATAGCATAGGTTTTGAAATTGATTCAGCAGAAAAACTTTATAAAAATAGTTTGAAAGATTTTGATTGACAAGTATAAAATATTCAGTATAATATCTAAATATATTAATATAATATTAAATATAATAATTAATATATTTATTTTATTATTATCCTTATGGGTATTATATATATTTATTATGATGTTTTATTATACTTTTAAATAATATAGAAAGGAATATAAATTGATAGGATTAGAATTTTTATTAATATACACAGCTATCTATGTAGTTATAGGTGTAACTAATACATTAGGTATGATGTGATGCAAAGTAAATGGATAAGCAGAGGACAATGCCCTTGTGGTGAATCAAGCAAAGGATATAACATACATGCTGATGGACATGCCTTCTGTTTTTCATGTAACAAAAGATTTAATAACGTAGGAGAGGCAAAAATGGAAACAGAGTTCCAAAAAACAGGAGAGGTGGTAGATATGCAGAATAGAATACCTAGCACCGGAGACTATGGTAGTATTACTGATAGAAGAATATCAGAACAAACTGCCAGAAAGTATCGAACAAAGATAAGACAAGATGGTTCAATGATAACACATCATTACTATGAATATTTTAATTCAGATGGTAGCCATGTTGCCACAAAGGTGAGACAAGTAGAAGGAAAAAAAATATGGTCTCAAGGTAACATAGGAGATGCCTTACTGTTTGGACAAAATTTATTCAAGTCTGGTGGTAAATATATTACTATCGTTGAAGGAGAGATAGATGCCATGTCTGTGTACGAAATGTTAGGAAGTAAATGGGCAGTGGTATCAATAAAAAATGGAGTTCAAAGTGCTGTGCAGAATTGTAAACAACACTTAGAATATTTAAATAGTTTTGAAAATGTTGTGGTATGTTTTGACACAGATAAACCTGGTGTTGAAGCATCACAAAAGGTTGCACAATTATTTGAACCAAACAAATGTAAGATAGTTAGACTGGACTACAAAGACCCTAACGAATATTTGAAAATGGGTAAAGCAAAAGACTTTGTTCAAGATTGGTGGAGTTCAGAATCATACACACCGGCTGGCATAGTAAACTTAGCAAAGTTAGGAGATGAGTTGTATGAAGAGGAGTATTGTGAAACCATACCTTATCCTTGGAGTGCCATGAATGAAAAAACATATGGTATGCGAACAGGAGAGTTAGTTACATTTACCTCTGGTGCTGGTATGGGTAAGTCTTCTATTATGCGTGAGTTGATGCATCACATTTTAAAAAACTCTAATGACAATATAGGAATATTAGCATTAGAAGAAAGCACAAAGAATACTGCATTTAACATTATGTCTGTTGAGGCAAACCAAAGATTGTATATCAAGGAGATACGAAATCAATTTGCCAGAGAGCAGTTAAACAAATGGCAAAAAGAAACAATAGGTTCTGGTAGGTTCTTTGCCTTTGACCATTTTGGTTCAATAGGTAATGATGAGATACTATCCAGGGTTCGATATATGGCAAAGTCTTTGGATTGTAAATGGATATTCTTAGACCACTTATCTATCTTAGTTAGTGGACAAGATGATGGAGATGAAAGAAAGTCTATTGATGTATTGATGACGAAGCTACGTTCACTTGTAGAAGAAACAGGAGTTGGTTTATTATTAGTATCACATCTTAGGAGACCATCAGGAGATTTAGGTCACGAGAACGGAAAAGAAGTTACTCTATCTCATTTGAGAGGTAGTGCCAGTATTGCACATTTATCTGATAGTGTTATTGCTTTAGAGAGAAATCAACAATCAGATGATGAAGTAATTTCATGCACTACAACGATTCGTATTTTAAAAAATAGATACACAGGAGAAACAGGTGTATGTTCTTACTTGCATTATGATAAAAAGTCTGGTAGAATGTCACAAATAGATAATCCTTTTGAGGATAATTTTGAAAACGAAGCACAAGGAGTAATATAAATGTTATTTAAATTAATATACAAAGACAAAAGTCCTGAAGTAAAACGAACAGTAGAACTAGAGGGCACATACACACTGGAAGAGGCACGAGAGAAACGTGCTTGGTTGAAAGAAACTTATAATTGGTATAGTCCAAATGTAAGAGTTCTTATAGAGAGGATAGAGTAAAATGAATTGTTGGCACTGCGGAACAGAGTTGATATGGGGTGGAGACCATGACGGAGAAGAGGGTGACGAACACGATATTGTAACTAATTTAAGTTGCCCTAATTGTCATACATTTGTGTATGTATATCATAAGTTTGAGTTTCCCACTATGGAAAAACAACAGGAGTTATTTAGTGAACCTGAAATGTGGAGTCATTATTGTCCAGAAGAAAAATCAGATATGGAAATAGGTAAAGGAGAAGACTGTAGTTGGTGTGGAGCAAATGAAAGTAGTTCTTGATATTGAGACAGACGGATTTAATCCTAGTAAAATACATTGTATTGTAGCTAAAGATATAAATACCAATACTGTAACTATATGGGACTCAGGTAACATGTATGGTTTTAAAAACTGGGCAAAAGGTGTAGATACATTTATTATGCATAATGGTTTATCTTTTGATGCACCAGTATTAAATAAATTATTAGATGCAGAGATACTACCAGGTAATATTGTAGATACTTTAATATTATCTCAGTTGTTTAATCCTATCAGAGAAAAAGGTCATAGCCTGAAAGCATGGGGAGAAAAACTAAACATGCTTAAAGGTGGTGAGGGAGTAAACTTTTCTAAATATAATCAAGCTATGTTAGACTATTGTAAACAAGACGTGGAGATTACACATGCTGTTTACAAAGAGTTGTTAAAAGAAAGCAAAGGTTTTTCTAAGGAGTCTATAGATTTAGAACACGATATAAGATTAATACTAGACCAACAAGAAAAGAATGGCTTTGCTTTTGATATACAAAAAGCACAGGAGTTGTTGGCAAAATTAAAAGATGATATCTATGATTTAGAACAATGGTCTTTGGAAGAGTTTGAACCTACGATTGTAGAGATGAAAACAAAAACAAAAGAGATACCTTTTAATATTGGTTCAAGACAACAAATAGCAGACAGGTTGATGAAGAGAGGTTGGAAACCAAAGCAGTTTACAGATAAAGATAATATAATAATTAATGAAGCTGTATTGAAAACAATCAAAGAACCTAATTTAAAAATAACTGCAGAGAGATTTGCTAAATACTTTTTACTGCAGAAAAGGGCAGTAATGGTGGAGTCTTGGATTGAGGCATGTGATGAGATAATAAAGTGCATGGTAAAGTTATGACACTTCGCACTGTTACAGGTCGCATGGCACATAACTCACCAAACATGGCACAAGTTCCGGCTACCTATTCACCTTATGGAAAAGAATGTAGAAGTCTTTGGACTGTATCAGACACTACAAAGTATAAGTTAGTAGGAACTGATGCTAGTGGTCTAGAGCTACGTTGTCTTGCACATTATTTAAATGATGTAAGTTATACTGATGAGATATTAAACGGAGACATACATACAAAGAACATGGAGTTAGCTGGTATAAAAAATAGAGACCAAGCTAAAACATTTATCTATGCTTTTTTATATGGTGCTGGTCCAGATAAGATAGGTAAGATTGTAGGAGCTGGTAAAGAGCAAGGTAAAATGTTAATTAAAAGATTTTTGTCTAACTTGCCAGCACTTAAGAGATTAAGAGAACAAGTAGAGAATGCTGGTAGAAGAG